GCTTGCCAAGCCATAACTTCATCATAATTCTGAATTAATTTAGATAATTCATGATCTGGCTTTTTCGCCATCTGCAATTTAATTAAGCGCACTTGATGTTGATTCATCCATACTCGATGCCACATAGGTGCATCAAGATTTTCAAAATCAATAGCATCAACATCAACCCCACCAGAGCAGATACGATACTCAATATCTAGATTTGTAGATCGCAGGTGTTGTAAATAAGTTTTTGCTTGTTCTAACGAGTAAAATGGACGATCTTTAAAACCAAATGGATATACTTCCTTGTCTTTAATTTGGATAGCGAAGTAATGGCATGAATCTTCATTTTTTAGCCAGCTTTCTAATCGCTCATTTAAGCTGTTGTGATCAGCAACTTGACTAATATTTGTGTTTTGGTTCATAATGAATCACCAGTTATAGTAATGCATCTCTGAAATTTTGGTCGAAGACAGAGAAAGGCATTAAGTTTTAAAATTAGCTCCACAGTGTGGGGCTTTTTGTGTTTCTTGTTATAAATATTAGGCTTGCCTAATTTTATTGTCAATAGGTATTCCTAATTATTTTGATGTGCCTAATTTTTAGTACAAAAAAACCTGCTGAAAGCAGGTTGTTAGAAATTGATTAGTAGTATCCTCTTTCTTAATAATCTAAATTTATTAGCAAAAGAAAATCTTGTTTATCACATGGAATCAGGGTGTTCTTGTTTATGTTGGCTTGGCGGGATAATGTCCGTAATTGCAGTAATGCTTTCCACATCATCCATATCAAATGTAATTCTCTCTCCACCATTTACAGCAAGTAAATTTAGGACATTGTTATTAATACCGATCAATTCTTTAATCGTACAACGGCCATCTTTTAAACAAACCTGAACAAATTCAGTTGGAGTTAATTCAGCATCTGGATCGCAAACCACATACCATCCATTACGGATAGCAGGGTACATGGAATCACCAGTGCCTTTAATTCCATAAGATTTGTCACCAGCTCCTAGTGTTGGTACATATCCATCACCACCATTACCTTCATACCCCATATCTGTAAAGAAACCATCCATTCCCATCTTGCTGTAGGCTTTTACTGGAACCCATCTTTTTCTAATTACAAGTGGCTTTTCGGTCATGTTTGAAAATAAAACCGCATCTTCACTGTCTGGAATGTTGTATTGCTTTTTGAATGCTTCAATATTTAAAATTTTAAATTGTGATTCTGGATTGCTTAAAATAGAGTTTAGATTTTCGTTTGGTGATCCAGATCCAGTTGCCAACCAAGCTGGATTGACTTTTAAAAAATCTGCGGCTTTTAGAAGATTTTCACCTTCCATAGTTTTGGATTTTCCAGAAAGCCAGTCACTTACAGAAGGTGGTTTAACACCAACAGCGCGTGCTAAATCAATACCTTTAATTTTTTTAGTTGGTAAAACTTCCATAGCATATCTTAGACGTTCAGCAAGAGTATTCATAAATTATCCTCACAAAGTTAGGTAATCCTAACATAAATTTAATTAGGTGTACCTATTGATTTAATATTAGGTATGCCTAATAATGATTGAGATGTAAGGAGAGTTCAATGAATGATGTTCAACTTATTAAAAATTTAGGCGGAGTTAACTCTGTTGCAAGACTCCTAGGTATTACACCTGCATCTGTATCTGGGTGGAGCGCAATACCTGTTGATCGAAAAATCAGGCTTGCAGTCATAGCAGAAGACATGGGGGTGTGTACAAGAAAAGAACTTTTTCCTGCTACATATCAAGATATTTGGATTGAATTAAGATCCACTGAAAGTGAATTAGTTAATTTTGACTCATCAAAAAATTAAACCGCCATCTGCTGTCACAGAGGCGGTTTTACATTTGGAGTAAACCAAAATGAATAAACCGATATTAGCACAAGATTTAGATAATGCAAATGATGATCAGTGGTGGATTGATCACGATGCTTATGGAGATGCTTTAGAAGAATACAAAAAGGTTGAGACTGAATTAGAGGATGCCTTAGGTGTTATTCGAATCTGTAAGCCTGAAGAATCCAAATCAATTGCAGATACTTGCGAAGAGTTGCGTGTAAACATGTACAAATTTGGATTGATCCACCGCTTTGAGTCTGCCTACAAGAAAATGATTGAGGCTAAAGGTAAATTATGATGAGTGAAACTGAACAAAACTCTCAGCTTCCAAAACCTCTTGTTCTCGAAAATGTAGATCTTAGAAGTTTTGAGTTCATGCCATTAGATGTGGTTCGCTTTCGTGATAGTGATTTTTCAGCACTTGTAGAGGCTGAAGCATTTCGCGCAGGGTTTTTGTTGATGTGTGCTTCATGGCATCAGGTACCAGCAGGCAGTCTACCTAATGATGATCGAGTGTTATCCAATCTTGCTGGCTTCGGTCGTGTAGTTAAGGAATGGGAAAAATTCAAAGAAGAGGCTTTACACGGCTGGGTGCTATGTGATGACAATCGCTATTATCATCCTGTTGTATGTGAAAAGGCATTAGAAAGCTGGATATCAAAGCGAGAGTACAATTATAAAAAATTTGCTGATCGTATTCGTAAGGCAAATAAACAACTTCCTGAACATCAACAAATAAATACTCCAGCGCTTGATGTGTGGATTTCTACTGGAATGCCAAGCGAGTGGAGCAATGATTCTGTACGGAAAATATCAGTAAACCAAGTTACTTCCAATAATTTTCCTAAAGAACAAGCAAGCGATTCCGAAAATATTCCAAAGGAATCACAGAATAATTCCGCTGGAATTCCGTTGGAAAACGCTCTTAAGGGAACAGAACAGAACATAACGGAACGTAATAATAAAAACATATGTCCACCTAGCGGTGAACCTGAACCTGCCAAAAAACAGAATCAAAATTTCAAAAACGAAATTCAAGAAATCTTTGAGTTTTGGAAAATCACTCTAGGTAAATCAAACCAAACTGTGTTGGACAATAAGCGTAAAGCCAAGATTCAAGCAAGACTCAAGGAGGGGTATTCAGTAGATCAAATCAAGCAAGGGATTATTGGGTGTTCTAAATCCAGTTATCACATTGAGAACAAACACACCGATATTGAATTGATTTGCCGTGATGCTAAGCACTTGGATCGATTTATTGAAATGGTTAATCCTTTAGAACACCAAAATCCACAACCTCAAACTGAGAGTCCACAGCCTACCCAACCAGAACAACAAGTTCAATTCACGATGGTTGAAACAGATTACCTAGCGATGGGAATGGAGATGCTCAATGGAAAGTAATCTTTACTCATTGCAAATTGAACAAGCCGTTTTGTCATCTCTTATGGGTTCACATGGGAATGTTGATGAGTTTGTTGATGATCTTTCTGAAAACAATTTCTATGCGCCAAAACATAAAATCATATTTTCTGAAATCAAAGCATTACACGCTCAAGGGAAACAGTTTGATGTGATTATGGTGTGGGACCAAATTAGATTAGACCTTCAAAAATCAAAGATGGTCACTGAGCAGTATATTCAAGAAGTTATAGCAATTGTTTGCTTGCCATCACAACTTGAAGGGCACATCGTAAGACTCAGAGAATTAACTGTATGGCGTAAAATTCATGAAGCTGGTGAAAGAATTCAGTTAGTAACTCGCAATATTGAGCAAAGTCCAGATCAAGCGCTTTCATTAGCTCAAAATATTCTGAATGAGATTGATTCAGATGATGAGGGCGACACCTTGCAGGATGCTTCATACTTTTCAAAAATTGCATTGCAAGAGTGCGTAGCTCGCCATGAAGCTTGGCATAACAATAAGCCGATTGTTAAAGGTGTGACTACAGGTTTTCGTGATTTGGATGATATGTTGGGGGAGCTTGAAAACGGTGATCTGATTTGTATTGGTGCTCGTGCATCAATGGGTAAAACAACACTTCTTCAAAACATTGCCCAAGACATTGCATTACGTCAGAAGAAGCCAGCTTTGTTTATTTCAGCGGAAATGAAAGGCGCACCAATTTCTCAAAGGTTGATTAGTTCAATTGCAAAAGTAAATTTCAAGGTAGTTAAAACTGGTGTTACGACCGATGGTGAAGTTTTTAGTCGAATGGCTAATGCTCAAGTAATTATTGATAGCATTTCACTTAAAATCGATGAGAAACCAGGTGCATCACTTTCTGATATTCGAAGATCTGCAAGACGTGTAAAAGCGCAATATGGTGAAGTTGGAGCCATCTTGGTTGATTACCTTCAAAAACTTGAGTCACCAATTAAAGCGCCCAACCGTAAAGATTTAGAAATAGCTGCAATTTCTGATGGATTAAAAAAAATCGCAATTGAGTTTAATTGCCCTGTGATTTCACTCGTGCAGATCGGCCGTGGTGTTGAAAAGAATGGAGATAAACGCCCTAAAAACTCTGATATCCGTGATTCAGGTGCGATCGAGCAAGATGCGGATGTAATCATGATGATTTATCGAGATGATTACTACAACAAGGATAGTAAGGAGAAAGGGATTGCAGAAATCATTATTACAAAATGTCGTAACGGAGAGGTTGGAACAGTAAGGTTGGCGACGGATTTAGCTCATTGTCGCTTTGTGACACTCGATATAAATCACCACTTATTGAAAGCTGAAGATGAAGAGAGGTTGCCATTTTGAAAATTAACATGACAAAAAATGACCAAATTTTAAATACTGACTCAAAGGTGGCTTAATGAACTCAAAAATTGAAATTATGGACTGGTCTAAGCTTACCCTTGAAGATTGGTTTAAGCAGTATGGCGCTTGGATCTCAATTAACCGAATGCGTGGAGGGCATGAGCCAGATCAACTCGAAATCAATCAAATATACTGGTTAGCACGTGAAAAAGAAGCAAAAATAAGACCTAATTCGAAACAGGTAATTATTGAGATAAGTGATTTTGAAGCGCTGCAGGTTGAGAAAATGATCTATGATTTAAAGCACTCAAAAACAATATGTAAATTTGCAAAGCCCGCAGTTAATCTATTTATTGAAAAATGGGTATGTGGTTTAAGCCTTGATCAAATGGCAGAAAGATTTAAATTAAGTCGTAGCTCAATCAATAGCATGCTGTATGCGGGTGAGTTTTATTTGGCAGGGCATGACAAAAGACTTAAATTAAATAAAAAGTTTGCGTTTAAATGAAAAGTATGAAATATTAGTTATAGTTGAAAACTATGCGTTAAAGACACATAGTTTAAAAGTTTTGATTTCCATGCCCACATTGTTTCATATGCCCTTGTGGGTATTTTTTTTGGGTTGAGAAAATAAATAGAAAAAGTTATTCTTGTTTGGCATCAACATACTGATGTAAATTTGTTGACAGCTCGGAAAGACGGGCATCAAATATTAAGTTCTTTGCATACCCACTAACTCCATCAGGTGGGTATTTTTTGGTGGAATAATGAAATCCTTTTTTGTTAGACAGAGCATGAATATTCTAAATGCTGCAATAACATTGGGTATTGATCTAGCAATGAGTGTTGATTATCCAGAACACTTTATTATTACATTGCAAGAAGGCAAGATGCTTCTAGTTCCAGTCAATAGATGGGTTGTAGTGAATGATGATTTCGTTTCGGTATTGACGGATGAAGAATACAAATCATTGTATGGGTAATCCACTAGATAAACCTCGCATTGCGGGGTTTTGTTTTGAGTAAAAAGAATATGAAAATAATAATCTTCCTTTTAATGCTTATCCCTGCTTTTGCTCATGCAAGCTATTGTGAAAATATTGCTCAATTCCATGTGCTTTCGGCATTTTGGAAAATTGATGGTGTGCCTAAAGAAATCGCATTAGAGAGGGTTAAGGGGTTAGAAGTTTTATATTCTGATTTAGAGACAGGTAAAAACCAAACCAAAGAATTCACTGAAATGGTAGAAGATACATACAAAAATGATTACTTTAAAAGTAATGATCAGGATATTTCAGGATACACATCTAATATAACTTATGGCTATGCGACAATATTGGCAACATGTTTAGCAGAACATCCTTGATATTGAGCTATTCAAAACTCATTGGTGCTACACTCCCACCGATAAATAGGAAAACACATGAATATTTGCATCTGTGGCGAACAGAACGGTCAAGTTGTAGAGAAAAACCCAAACGATTACTTCCAGCAGTCAATCGTAATTGGTGAAAAGACATATAAGTTTTGGTTTTCAGATAAAGTAAGTTTTCATGATGCTTTTGTCGAGGCTGAGAAGCTGGCAAGGCAGGGATGAAATAAAGGGCGCTTAGGCGTCTTTTTTTTAATAAGTTCTTGCATTTATTAATTTATTTTATTAAAAATATAATAGCTTTTACATTTAACAGAAAAAATGAAAAATACTGATATATTAAAGATTTTTACGAAAAATACGGCCAAAACAGTCGCAGATAGCATAACCACTGATTTAATGATCTCAGGAGGATCTTTAGCCATAGGAAACATTGCTAGTGGTGTATTGAATACTTACACAGAAATTAAAGAGCAAGCTAAGCAAGCCCAAGATGCATTATATTATTTTCAAATAAAAACATTTTTGGATACTGCGGATTTAGATAGTGATGAAGTTAATAACTTCCTAAATAAAAATCCAAACAATATGCGTTTAGGTCTTGAGGTTTTTAAAATACTTGAATCAACTGTACAAGAAAAGCAAGCAGTATATATTGCCAAAGCATTTAAATTGTATGTAAAAGATAAAATTAATGAACTAAAATTAAATGAATATTTCCATGTTATTAAGCAATTGGATAGCCATATTATTTTTGAAATTGAAAATGATCTAGAGTTATACAAAGTGCATCAAACTAATGGGCTTTATGGATTGCCAACAATGGATAATCAAGCAAGTATTGCACAGTTTATATCTATAGGCGCGCCAAAAAGTTACATATTTCAGAAAATTGGTTTTGTTAGCACAAAACCTAAAGAGATGCTGAATGATTATAGTGGAAGCCTTAAGCCACAAACAATCTACGAGAGAACTGGATTATATCTTAATTTTTACATAGATTTAATTGCAAGCGATTAAGTAATAACAACTCAACGGTGGTTTTTATTGGAGGTATCTATGCTCCGAATCAAACAAATCTTCTGCCGTCACGTATGGGAATATTCAGATTTCTTCACAGTGAGAGAGTGTCGGAAGTGTGGGAAGGTGGTTGGTGTGGTATAATCAGATCAAATAAAAACTGGTTAGAGCTATGGATAATCAAGATATTGTTTCTAGATTTGGCGGTAGAGATAAGGTTATTGAAGCCACTCAAAAAGCTATTGGCATTGATGACGTTTACTGTTTTGAATTAGATAAATGGTTCACACAAAGATTCTGGGAAGCGAAGATGAAAGATGCTTATCAGGGTGTGACACTAAGAGAATTAGCAATAGCCGCAAAAGTTTAATAAATTATGTAATTAAGCCCCTTCCGAGGGGTTTTTTAATGCCTAAAGGAAAGTGAAGTGATGTGTGCTGAGAAAACAGGAGGTTTTAACTTGGTAAACTATAGACACTCATCAGGAGTTTACCATGAGCAAGAAACAGAAGACTTACACCGCAGAATTTAAAGTTGAAGCAATAAAATT